TGCAAGACGGCACGATGGTCCGTCGCATCAAGCGGTTTAGTTACCTGGGCAACGCCGGCCCGGTCGACTCTCCGGCCTACCTCGCGACGGAGACCTATGTCAGCAAGCGAGCCCTGGAGTTCGCCAAGGGTGAGACGTTCGACGAGCCGGCAGAGCACCCCGTGGTCGTCGAGCCGCCGGAGGATGACGAGGTTGAGTACCGTGCCGAGCCGGGTGAGCTTGAGGTCGGCGACTTCGTCGAGTGGAACTCCAGCGGCGGAAAGGCCCGTGGACGGATCGACCGCATCGTGACCGACGGGCGCATCGAGGTGCCGAACACGGATGTGGTGATCATCGGCAGCGAGGACAACCCCGCGGCCTCGATCACGGTCTACCAGGAAGACGACGGAGGCTACGAAGCCTCGGACGTCGAGGTGGCCCATCGCTTCAGCGCACTGACGAAGATCGACGATCTGCCTGAGCCTGAAGAAGAAGACGAGCGGGCCGTGGGCATGAAGCCAACGGCTGGCATGGCTTCGGCGGCCCGACGGGGGCTTCGCCTCCACGAGGAAGGCAAGAGCGGAGATGGCCTGAAGCCGGAGACGGTAGCACGAGCGAATCGCCTCGCTCGCCGCGAGGAGATGAATCGCGACTGGATCGTCGAAATGAACGCTTGGTTTAAGCGTCACGCCTCGGATGCCAAGCCTGGCTGGGACGAGCCTGGCAGTGAGACTCCGGGGTTCGTAGCACACCTGCTTTGGGGTGGCGACGCGGCGAAGAACTGGTCGGCTCGCAAGGTGAAACAACTCGAAGATGACCGAGCGATTAAGATCGCCGCAGACCTGCGGGCGCTCTCTACGCTGTCAAAACTTCGGAATCACTTGCACGGCTAAATCGCCGGCACATACAATACAGGTATACACTTTGCTTTGCATCGGATGATGTAAAGAGCAGTGCGAGCGATCGAGGATTCGATACGCGGCGCGCTTGCGGGACAAGACACCCGCCAGCCGTCGCGTGACCACGTTTTCGGCTGGCCCTATCAAGGAGCAGCCAAACGATGGCATCGAATCTCAAGCGACTTCAGGACCGTGCTGCCGCGATCGCTTCGCGGATGAGCGAGCTCGCCTCCATCGAGGAGCGGAGCGAAGACCAGACCAACGAGATCGGACGACTTTCGACCGAGGCCGACAAGGTCAAGGCCGACCTGGAGTTCGAGGAGCGTCTTTCGGCCAAGGAAGCCGAACTTCGTGCCGTCGTTGAGAAGGCTGCTCCTGCCCCCGAGCCAGTCGTGGCTCCGGTGGAGAAGAAGTCTCTTGAGATCCGCCAGGTTCTCCCCCATCACACGACTCTCCGCTGCTTCAACGACGGTCCCGAGTCTGTCGAGCAAGCCTATCGCGTCGGTCGATGGATTCGCGGCAACGTCTTCCGCAACGAGGAGGATCTCCGCTGGTGCCGAGACCACGGCGTCGAAGCCCGTGCGATGAACGAGGGTAGCAACGCTGCCGGCGGAGCCCTCGTGCCAGAGGAGTTCAGCAGCCAGGTGATCCGCAGGGTAGAAGAATTTGGAACCTTCCCTGCCTCTGGCGTCGAGACCATGAGCATGACTCGGGATACGATGGTGATCCCCAAGAGGCTCACGGGAACCACGGCGTATTTTATCGGCGAAGGTTCTGCCCTGACTGAGAGCGAGCCGACCTACGGCAATGTTAACCTCGTCGCAAAGAAGCTCGCGGTTTCCTGCCGCATGTCGAGCGAGGTCGTTGAAGACGCCCTGGTGAATCTGGCCGATCAGGTCACCATGGAATTCGCGACTTCCTTGGCCTATAAGATCGACCTTTGTGGTTGGACTGCTTCGGGCGGCTCCAGCGAGGGTGGCATCCGCGGCATCGTTAATAAGATCGACAACGGCGATCACACCGCCAGCGTCCATACGGCCGCCAGTGGAAACACCAGCTTCGAGACCTTGGACATCGAGGACTTCCTCGGTGCCCTCGGTAAGCTGCCGATCTACGCTCGCCAGGGCGCTCGGTTCTTCGTGTCTCCCGCGGGCTACGCAGCTTCGATCCAGCGTCTGAAGTATGCCGCTGGTGGCACGACCGCCGAAGACCTCGGCAACGGCGTGGCCGACACCTTCCTTGGCTACCCGGTCCAGCTTGTTCATGTGATGAACAGCACGCTGGGTGCCGACGCCAGTCAGGTCAAGGTGCTCTTCGGCAACATCGGCCTGTCGAGCATCTACGCCCGCCGTCGTGACTTCAGCGTCCGCCTGTTTGATCAGGTGTATGCGACCACGGATCAGCTTCTGCTGCAAGGCACGATGCGGTTCGACATCAACCATCACACGCTGGGCGACACCTCGACGCCTGGCCCCGTGATTGCCCTCAAGACCGCTGCCTAAATCATACGGAGAAATGATCAAAAATGATCCACGCCCAGAATGAAAAAGTCGTCGCCAGTGTACCCTCCGCTGCCGTTGACGCTGACGCCACGGCGACCCTGACGATCGACACCCTTGGCTATGACCACGCCAGTGTGAAGGTGATGCGAGGCGGCAACGCCTCCACCGTCTTCGCCTCTGTGATGAAGGTCGAAGAGGGAGACACCACGTCGAGCTACTCGAACGTGACCGCCCTGGTTGGCGGTGGCGTCGGCGGCTTCACGATCCCGGCTGCTTCGAGCGACACTGACGTCACGAGCATCGTGAAGATGGACGTCGACTGCCGTGCTCGCAAGCGTTACCTCAAGGTCTCGATGACCCCCGGTGCCACGGCGACCGTTGGCATTGTGGCCTGCCTGAGCCGCGGTGAGGTTTCCCCCGAAGATGCAACCGATGCGGGCGTCGCAGCCCTCGTCAATGCCTGATCCCCGCACAGCGGGTTAGGCCAGGGACCGGCCG